TTCCAAGGCTGACAGTGCCGTTTTGTAAGGTGCCTGCGTTGTTAGTCGAACCAATCCAGCCGTCACCAAAACGCAAGCCAGTGTGGCCTGATATTGTTGAGTAAATAACAAAGTCACTGCTAACAGACGCAATGACGCCTAACGAACTGCCATCCTTATAAAACTGTGCGATCGTCCCTTCACTAGAAAGGCGGTTCAACGCTAAGGGTGTGCCGCCGTCTCGTGTCGCCCATATATTCCCTACATTGCGAACCTCTGCGCCTGCGGTGCTGAAATTACTAGAGGTCTTGCCCGTGAGGATGTTGCCTGAGTCATCAATGCGCGCCTTCTCATCGGTCGATGAAGTCTTGAATATAAACTTTGCCGTGCTTCTGTGGTCGATGAAATCCATGTCGTTACCTTATGACCAGTTGACTATCAGCTTGTTGTTCAAGCCTTCCATTACGTTAGTGACGCTACTAGCAAGAGTGATGTAACCCGCACCACTTGTGCCTGTCTTTATCAGGCAGTTATTGCCGCTAATGATACCCGCCAAAATGTTGCTTGCGGTTGTTGGGTTAACAAAAATGCACGACTCTGCGTTGTCTGTCTTCGCTGTGTTACCGACAACCTGGAAGTGCTGTACGTCCTCTATTGTAATCCGCCGCTCTGTGTTGTTGTCGCTAATTATGGCGTTGTTTGCACCGTCGACCCGGGTAACGCCCTCAATCAAAGCGTTGCCGCGTATCTCTACCGCTGAATTACCTGTCGGCCCCGAGCATGTCACCGCAAGGCCACCAGCGATGCGAGAGTTATCACTAACGACAAACTTGCCCGTGTTGCCCGATCCTGACGATGTAACCGCGCCGATGTACTTGTTGCCGATAATGTTCAGGCTACCTGTAAACGCTGTCGTGTTGCTGACAGTGCCGTCGATATAGCATCCAGTGACAGTGGCATCGCCAACGCTTCCTGTGACGCCTGGGTTGCCCGCAGGCGGAAATAAAACGTCACCGTTACCTGATGCCCCCTCAAGGTAAACGTCCTGCACAGTGGCGTTGTAAGGCACTTCAATCTTAATGTCGCCGTGCTTAATATAGCCGTGCGCTAACCGAACGTCATGCTCGATAGCTGAGTTAGGCAATAGCAAGAAACTAACCCCATCGTCCAGGTTGCGGCAGATACCCGAGACGTAGAAGTTTTCGATATTGCAGTGCGTCGTGTCTTTAGCTGACCCGCGTATGAGCTTGTTAAAGTACGCCGTCGTTGCCGATGTCTGAATAAAGACGTTGTTGAAAAAGCACTTAGTATTATCGGTGAGGTAAATCTGTAACAGCGAGTTATCGAGTGCCGTCGTATCAATGCCAGCTCGTGCGCTAACGTCAATGTGCAGGTTAGTGACGTTGGCAATCTCACAATCCTCTAACCAGAACGCGCCCGATGGGTTGTTGCTGAATGAGCGTGTTGAGTCATTTGTGATCGTGATATTGCTGGCGTTAAATATGAGGTTGCGATCAGCAGTGACACCACAAGAGCCGTAATTCTTAACGCTGGCGTTTGTGATGTTGTACTCGCCAAAGGAGCAAACATAATTAAATGACCCCTGCGGGCTTTCTGTCTGTGTGCTTGAGTTGTCACTAAAGGTTTTTTGTACTCCATCAACGTCGTATGTGTCAGGCAATAAACCGATGTCCTCTGCGTAAACATCTGAAACTAGTGTGCGACCGCCTTGCGTCGTACCACTATCTGCCGACTGAAAAATAGCAAAGCTTTGAAACGAGTTATTTTTAAACACACAATCTTGGATGATTGTAGTGCCATAAGAGTTAACGCGTACCGCCGCTAATGCGTGAATGTTCTCAAAGCGGCAGTTAGTGACGCGCACGTCTGTGTTTTCGTTGAAGGCATTGACCTTAATTATCGCACTTAGATCTGGCTGTATGCTGTTGTAGCCAAAGAAGTTAGAAACGGCGACAGTCCACGGCTCACGACCTACCTTGTAATCACCGCGCCCACCGTCAATAACAATGTTATCCAGCTCAATGGTCATCTTGGTAGTGCCAGAGCCAGCATCGCAGTTAATACGCCCTTGGTCGGTGTAGGACGTACCTAGCTTAAACTTGAAGTTTTTGATGCGGAAGAACGCGCCCGTGACGTTAATCGTCGTGGTGATTAGATAAGTCTTGTTGCCGCCATCTAGTACGCGGCCCGATGTCGATACAGAGTTGAACGCCGCTTGTAGTGCTGTAGTGTCGTCTGTTGTACCGTCACCTGCCGCATCGTCGTCAAGTGTCGAAATAATCTCATCGACTTTATCGGTGATGTCGTCGGTTACGTCAGTTGTATTAGCAACGACTGAGGTAGCGTTAAAGCTGCTTGTGGCAGCTGACTTGTTGCCCGTGTAATCAACAGACTTGAGCCAAAAGTATTTAGTCGTCGCGCTGGTCTCATTGCTTGCGAGCGTATAGACAAACTCCTCGCCATTAACGACACCGTGAGGCGATCCAGGGATGCTATTACTGTCGGCAATGTAAACCTCAACGTGCTTAAAATCATCGTCTGTTGGGTTTGTCCACTCTGCGGTTATCTGCCTAACGCCACCTGTCGCGCTTGTGCTTGTCGGCGCTGAAGGCGCAGTCGTATCACCTGCAAGGCTTGCGACATTCAAGGTCGTGCCTGTGCTTCGTACTCCGACGAGGTTTTCGGCTTTAACGATAAACTCGTATGCTGAACCGATAGTTAGCTCAGGGACGCGCAGACGTGGCTCTCGTGTCTGATACTCAAAGACGTTGCCGTCACTGTCTTTCTCTACAGTGACAATATAGAACTCAATGAACGCGTCAGTTGGCGCTGTCCACGTAAGGTCTACCGAAGTAATTAACTTGCCATCTGGCCCTTTCAAGCCGATAGGCGTGTGACCGACTGACGTGACGTTATTAACTGTGCGACCGTCATACAGCGTCAGCTCTCCACCGCTTAAAAAGTCCTCTTCGTCGCTAGTTGTCCAGTCGTAAATAGCGGATGCCGTTTCAATACAACTAAGGTTTACACCTAGTGCGCCGTCAGTGATCGCAAGCGAATAGTCAATGACCTCAAACACCTTAGAGCTATAGTTAAGTCGGTTATTAGTGACTTGTATTGTGTCGCCGACTTTGACTCTCAGACCTTTAAGGTTTGTCGTCATTGTCATAACAACTTGCTGTCGCGACTTCAGCAGAGCGATTTTGGCTAGTCTTTGTGCCTGCGTGTTGTTAGTGACACAAGGCAAAGCCATATCCAAGTAAATAGGATCGCCGTCCTCTGTTTCATACGTCGAGCTAATCTGAGCAGGGTAATCGAGAACCTTGAAGTTCTTTTCCTCAGATACGAAGATGCCCTTAACGCCGTTATAAATCCCTCTGCGCGACTGCTTAGTCTGCGTCTGTATATCGCTGACAATATCGCTTTCGGTAAACGTAAGCGTTGGCGTCTTGTACTCAGCACCATCTACAAAATACTCACCGCCTGAGTAAGTCAGTCGCCCGCCCATAGAGGCTAGCAATTGCTCAATGTTGGCTTTGATTTGATTGGCAGTATCAATGACGCCATTGCACTGATATCGGTCTTGTGCGCCGCCAGCGTCCAAGGTGACTTGCTCATCACATAGGTTAGCCGCGTCTATGACTGATTGATTGTTTATGTTTGCCGCTACCTCACCAAGGCCATAGCTTTGGTCAAGCATGTAGTCACGCAAACAAAGTGCAGGGTTTTGGCTGTAGCCGATAGACTGGTCACGAGGGTCGTATACCTTTTTGCCGCGTATGACTGCGGTGATGTTCGGGACGCCCTGAGGAAACTTGTTAGCGTTCCACTCTAATTTAAAGGCTATGTAGGCAATGCCCGACAGCTTGTGATTAGCTGTCCAAAGCACGTTGGCACCCGTAAGCTGTGTTGAGGCCGCCTGCCCTGATGTACCGAACTTGCGGTCGATAGTGACATACGTACCCCAATCATCAATAAAGCCGTTTGTAGTGTCCCAGACTTTATTGTCGTTAAACCATATCTCGTCGTAGGCTTGTATCTCATGCGTCGCAAACACAATAGCCATGTTCAGAAACTTGTTGTCATCGCCTGAGTGCGAAATAAATACGACCTGACCACCGACGCGCATTCTGCCGTAAATAGTTTTGCGACTGCTTGCAGGCTCACGGCTTGTTTGTGTAATACCTCGCATCTGAGCGCCAATGTTGGGCTTAGGTGCCAGCGCACGAGATACCATCGACAGGCCAGCGCCTAACGCAAAAGCACCTGCGGCGGCGGCCCAGCCAATTGAAAACGCCCCTGCGGCAATCATCGCCGAACCTATAGACGCTAACCCCGCAATTGCCGAAATAGCCATGTCGTTACCTCAGAACTAAAGAGTAAACGCGCTCAATTTCTTCAAAGTTCAATCGCTCAAGGATTGCGTCGAATGGCTGATGCGCCTTTGTGTTGACGTGTAGCTTGGTTATGCCTTCTGCCGCTAGTGAGTCTATGGCGTACTTGATTAGCTTCACGCCTGTAAGCCCCTTACGCGCAGGCTTAGTCAGAAAAATAACGTCGTTGTTAGCAAACAAGTGGTCGCGATAATGAAGCGACTTGCTAACGATGACCACAAAGTAGCCCATCAACTGATCGTCTTTTCTAGCTGTGTAAATTCGTAACGCATTGACGGCGTCGAGCCGCGCATACGCTTCCCAGTCAGGATTCATTTTGATGATGTCTTTGTTGAGCGCGATCTCATCATAGTGCTGCTTTAGTAAAGGCTCAATTTCACGCCTAACTTTTGCTAAGTTTTCGATTGCAAATTTCATTACGGTAAGTCTCCTGGGTCTTCTCTGCCGCCATCATTTCTAACGCCATTGCTTCCCGAGCCTCCCTCAAAGCTACGGCCCCACACGATTTCCTTCTCTGCCATCTCCGCAACGAATTCCAGCCCCTTGTCATTGGGGTAGTCAATCTTCTGGTCTTCGGCTGTGTAGCGTCTGATGCGTGTGCGCTCAAACTCAATCAGCCGATTCTCAACATTGACCTGAATGGTCGCCGTTTCTGACGAGTCATTAATAACCATTGTGTCCATAAAGCCACTGAACACGGTAACAGGGCTAGTTATAACGGCGTTTGCCGCGTCCATAGCTCCCAACTTTACAGTTAGCTCACGGCCTTGGTAATCCTCGTCACGCGCCTTAGCCAGCAGTGGGTCGGTGATGCCTGACAAGGTGACAGTGATGCCGTTAGCCTGTAGCTCTGACGACTCCGCGATCTCACCAATATTAAGCAAGGTGCCTGCGCCGACATAGTCAACACTGCTGACCGTAAGCGTGCCGATACCATTCCACAGATTTAGGTCACCAGAATCAAAGGCGCAAGTAACCAATACAACCGGGCGCACCAAATCGGCTTCGACAGCCGACTCCATCCCACTCGATAGCACCCTGCTCATATAGCCTCAACACAAGCAAAAGTGAAACCGTACAAACTAGCCTGATTAATGCTCCAACCAATCTCGTTAGTAGCTAACCGCCAAGTGCCTTTGGGCAAAGTAAAGTCGAGAGAAGCACTAGACGCCGCACTTCTGAGCGGTGGCATAATGTTGATAGATGTGCCGCTTGTTGCCTCTGTCACAATATACAGCGCAGTGCCAATCTGAAAATAGTCGCCAGCAACTACACCCGCAAACGTGCCTGTCAGTGTGGTCGCGTTTATAGCGCCTGTGCCTGTCCCTGTAGCCGTTGTATCGTGCAAGGGGTTGCCAAGGGTAAAGGTGTTAGCTTGGCCCCGTAGAGAGGCAAAGAACGCCTCTACCTGCTTGGCTTCTGACCGCTTCAATGGTGGCAATTCAACCTCTGCTTCCCACCTTACACCCTGATGCTGATAAACCTGCTGGTCATAGGTAAACGGTGACTGGCTGATAGCCGTTGCAGAGCGCAACCGCATGGTCATTGAGGTAAAGCCTATATTTGGAAACGCCGCCATTATGCACCCACCATTGCCTTACTGAAGCCACCGCCTCTCATTCTAGCATCTGCGACCGCTGACTTCGCGGCATTACTAATCTGTGGCAGTAAGTTAGCGATCTCAGCACGTACGGTTTGCTGTACGCCTGTAGTTACGTTGATGTTTTGAACGACGGTGACACCGCTACCGCCAAGCTGGTCATTAGGCACAACGCGTCCTGTCGTACTTGGCACGAATATTTCTGGCCCTTTCTCGCCAACCAGATAAGGCGCGCCACCTGTCGCAACACCGCCACGGGCTAATCCTTGCATGCCCATGCCACCACCACCGCCACCACCACTGGCCGTAGGAAACGCACTTGAAATGCCGCCGCTAATTGCGTCAAACAGAGGCTTAGTAATGTAATACTGAACGAGCATCTTAATTAGGGAATCAACAACGCTTTTAGCTAAGTTTCTGATTGCCTCACCAAATGACTTAGCACCCGTCACACCGTCGACAAATGCCTGTGTAAAGTTGTTCATTGTTTGCAGGGCGAAACTATCTACCATCTGCTTTAGGTCAGGTAGCTTTTCATTGACCAGCTCATCGAGTGAGTTGCCAAACATTTTTACGCCATTGATGAATGGCATATACCAAGGCTTTTGCGCAGTGACAGTAACCTCTTCCATTGCGCTTTTCACTGAATCGGTTTTTTCTTCAATGCCAGCAATGAGGCGGTCAAACGTGGCAAGCCACTCAGAATAATCTGGCGGATCAGGTCTTATAGGCCGCTGTAGCCTTGCCATGACAGCTTCGTTTTCTGCAACAAGCCGAAGCAGTTCAGCCTTTGCTTCTTCAACGGTCGGAAGACCTAACGCTCTAAGCGTATCAACAGCTCGGCCTGCTTTTTTCTCACCAAACTTTTCTATAGCCATAAGCGAGTTATTTATAGCTATTATTTTTTCTTTGATTTTTTGCTCTGACTCATCTAACCCGTCAAGACCGAATATGCGGCGGAAATCGAAAATGGCTACATTGAGGTCAAATAACAAATTGTTAAAGGCAGTGTGTATTTGTGATATGCCAACAATCATTGAGCGCACAGCAGACAGGAACTTTTCGACTATGGCTTTTGCAAAGCCTTCGACTCCGCCAGTGCCTTCCAAAGCTTCAAGCTTTACGTTCTTAAGGTGTGTAAATAGAGCCTCTAAAGCAGGCGCAACCGCACCCGTAATTTGTAGAACCGTCCCACGGAACAAACCTCTGAGTCTAGTGAAGGCGTCATTTGCGTCCTCAACGCCCTGCGCTGTGTCTTCTGATAAGACCAACCCAAGCTGTTCTGCCTCTTTAAAGACAGCATCCATCTCATCGCCAGTCTGCTTAAGCATGTTAATGACAGCAGTACCTTCAGAGTCAAAAAGCTTAAACGCAACTGCCAGCTTTTCTTCTTCACTTTTTAGGTTTTTAAATGACTCTGCCAGCAACTTCATGCGCTCATCAAGAGGCACTTGCTGTAGTTTTTCTGCGTCTAATCGTAGCCTTCTGAAGGCGCTAACTGCCTCGCCTGTGCCGTTTGCCGCTTCCGCAGTACGGCGAACAAAGCGTTGCATAGCCATGTTGAGCGTGTTTGTTTCAATGCCCGCAAGTGACCCAGCATATTGCAGTTTGGATAAGGCGTCGGTAGTCGTACCTATCCTGCTAGACGTTTTGGCTAGAGCGTCAATCGACTTAAGAGACTGACTGATGAGCAGACCAAGACCGCCAGCGCCTACTGCGGCAACTAGCGCGGTCTTAAAGCTAAAGAATACCTTAGAGAGCTTGCCAAATGCGGCCTTGATACCACGCAAGGCTTTTTGCGTTTGGTCAAACGCCTTAATGACGATGCTTACGGTTTCAGTTGCCATCTTTCGACTCGCTCATGATCTTGAAGTAAGCGAGCCACTCATGGAACTCAGTAACCGAAATCTGCTCTACTTCTTCAATGGTCTTGTGTAACCGATCAGCCAAGGCAATTAAGTTCATCCGAGACTGATCGGACTTTAGTTTTTTTCGACATCCTCAAACCCCTCGATAGTGCCAAACATCTCGTTGGCAATATGAGAGACAACGGTTGTCTCCTCCCCCATTAAGTCCATGCGATCTTCAGCCGAGGTAAACAGCTTTTCACCATCCTTGCTCTCAGCTTTCATAAGGATCAGGTCAACCATTGCGGCAATGCTAGGGTTTTGCATTACTTGAGGGTGGCGCTTCTGCAACTCATTAAGGTCATAGCAGGTAAGGGGGCGACAGAACAAAACGAAATCGCCGTCACCGTCCCCCCATTCTGCAACGCTAATTTTGCGGCGCGAGCCTTTACGACGCGCCCGCAATTCTTTAGCGAGACCCATTAGTTAGCCGCTTCTGTAACTGCGCCTGATACTTGCACAGAGAAGGACGCCTCAACAAGACCATCGTATGACGCTGAGATAGTTTTAGCAGTCACGATTCCTGCGCCTGCGTAATACTTCTCGCCTGTGCCTGTTCCTGTTGGGTGGATTTCCCAGTCGATAGCCGCGCCAGAATCAAGCACCAAGTGCTGTGCGTCTGCGTCGTCCCACAATGCGTCGATTGTGAGTGTGGCGTCTTTAAGGCTAGATAGGTATGACTTAACTGAGTCACCCATTACGGTGTCCTCAATAGTGTCTGCTGTCTCATCAATAGAGTACGAGCGAACCTCGCCAACTGCCGCTTCTGAACCACCACTAGCGGCAACCTTTACGACACCGCTTGAGCCTTTATGTGTAGCCATGAATTTTCTCCCTTACGCGTCGCCGCGTGTATATGAATAAAGAATCTGTACGGTGACAATGACGCCGCCAATAGGGTCTATTGTACCATCATCCACCTCGACGCTGATAACCTGCGTGTCTACCGCGTAACCGCCACGCGTCCTATCTTCATCAAGTTTTTCGTCGATAGCCTCTGCAATCTGGTTGCGGGCTGTGTCGATGTTCTTGTGCTTAACAAAGCAAACCAGCTCATAGTCAATCGTGCCGTGCCTACTCGTTGAACTGCCGCCCATGCTGGCATCTTCACGCGTCTCGTTTGCTGTGCGTACTAATATCGCTGGGAACTGTGCGTTCGATAGCTTGTTAAAATCAAAAGGCTCGCGTGTCACTTTTTTGACGTTAGGGGTCGAGATAGCAGTCAGTGCCGTCACAATATTGGCGGCGATGTTTTCTCTAACGCTCATATCTTAAGCCCCTTAAAATAAACGTCACGTATAGCGCGGCGATCTGACTTGTTAAGTCCAAAGAACTCACGCGTTCGGTTGTTCTGCGCCGCCTTCTTAGACTCCGCTCTGCTACTGAAAAATATCAAACCGTCTTGCCCTTGTAGCCCCGAGGTCATAGCCCCCCGCATACGCCCTGTAAAAATTAATCGAACCTTATCTACTGGTCTACCCTTTTTCGCGCGAAACCCTTTGTACGCGTCTGAGTAGGGGCGAAACGGTTGCTCTTTAACATCAAGGCCGAGGCTTGTGCGCTTGTTGATCCTGTTGACGCCTTCAGCCGCCGCTCTGCGCATTGCTCGCTTATGGTTCTTCGTAAACGTGCGGCCTAGCTTCTCCACCATCTTGCGGAGGTCACGGGGCTTTGTGTCTATGTTTATGGTAATCATCGGTCTAGGCGGTTAAGCGGAATGCTTTCCTTTTCCTTGTCAGTGACAGTGCCGTCATCGTCTGCGTCGTACTCAACACCATCCTGGAATACTGCGTCTAGTTCCTCACCATAACGCGCCTTATAAAAGTCGATCATCTGCAAGAATCGGTCGTCGTCTACCCAATTGGTAAGCTGTGGCAATGCGTACTTCCAGAGTACAAGGTAAGAAGTGGCGCGTGTCCACTGTGACTCTGTTAGGTAGCTAGCATCCATTTCGCCAGCGATGCCCTTACGGTGCCACCAGCGATTGCGTATCTCACGCTCAACATCTGCCTGTGCTCGTGCGTGTTCATCGGTGAACGCAGTAATGCCAAAGTCTAAGATGTCAGGGACTAATTCGGTTAGATTGCTGTCAGTGCTAAACGCCATGTAATCACCACTTAATTCTGGCGGACCAATAGACTGCATCTAATGGCGTCGCGTTACGTAGATTCTTTTCGTGTCGTGCGTACCAAGCCGATCGCATAGCCTTGTCGCGTGCAGACTCCCCATCCTTGGGTGGGTAAGTCTTCGCGCCTTGAGCGCCGAACCTAACTAGCTTGATTGCACCTTTGTAGCGAGCCAGAACCGCGTGAGACTTAGACGGATGCCGTGGCGTACGCTTTGCCACGTTGTAGTCTTCAAACCTTTCACCACGATAATTGACTGCCATAAAATCCTCAGAGTAAAACGCCCCCGGAGGGGCGTGTACGTCTTAGAGAGTAGCGTCGAAGAACATTTCAACACCATAGCTGTCATCAAGCTCACCAACACCGTATACGGCAGTAGCGTTAAGCTCGAAGGCACGGAGTGATGCGTCGCGCTGAGTCTCAAGGTTAAAGTCACGCTTCATAGCAATACACATTGCTTCTGGAGCAAAGACCGCACCCTTAGCGTCGCCATTACCGTCAACAGTAATGTTTGCTGACTGGTATACGTCGATACCTGCCAATGAGCCAACAAAGCCAGAGCGCATTGCTTCGTTCTGGATGTCGCCACCGTTAGGGTTAGCGAATGTGTTTGTCAGGTTAGCCGCCAACTGGTAAGCGTGGTAGGGGTGCAATACCGCTACGTACTGACCAGGTGCCTTAGCATTGCGTAGAGTAGCCGCAGCCTTGAATACGTCAGCCGCAGTGATCTCTTGTGCAGCCGCTCCCAAGGAGGCAGAAAGACCATCAAACAAAGCGATGATGTCCTGATCCATCTTAGTAGCGATTGCGTTACCCAATACAGTGCCTAGCTCCTGTGCAGGGTTACCAGCGCCCATTGCCGCAACGTCAGTCAATACGACTTGCGCACCAACTTCGCCGACAGTAACAGTGACGCCAGAAGTGCTGACAGTGCTTGAAGACATATCAGTGCCTTCAGTCAGGTTAGCCGCCGCTACTGATGGGTACTTAGGTACCTGGATAGTTGTACCAGCAACATTGCCGATGTCGTAACGAGTGATAAGGCCAGCCATGAGCGATTGCTCTTCGGCAGTGAAACGAGCCTGCATGATGATATTTGCAAACAGGTCGTCGAGTGTTGAACTAGTTGAAGCCGCCATAAGTGAAATCTCCTAAAGTAAGCGGTTATTTATTTGCTAACATCATGGCACGGTAGGCTTCTCTGCCTCCGTTTTCCCAGTTAGCTTCCATTTCAGCCGCCGACATAGGTTTCGACGTGGAACCACCTACCGCTCCCTGCGAGCCAGCGCCACCAACTGACGCTTTTACGAAGTGCGGGTTTGTAGTCAAGAAATCACCAACAAGCTCATCAACGCTTACGGGGTCGCCTTTGTCGTTGTATCGTGGTGTACCGTTCGAGTCTACAACCTCTGCTGTGCCGTCTTCAGACAGCCGAACCGCACCACGTACTAACTGCACAACTTGCTCTGCCGATACTGCGTTGTTTCTACTCGCCGCCGATAGCAAAGCGCCATCGACTAACTGGCTTTCGAGACGTTGCTTGTACGTCTTAATTTCCTGATCTTTCTTTTCGACGGTCTGCTTCAGAATCGACTCGAACTCTCCGCGTTCCTTCTGCTTCTCAATTTCAGCTTCTTGCTGACGTTGTAAAAGCTGTCGGGCTTCGTCAAGGTCGATACCATCTAGTCGCTTGTCATATTGCCGTTTGGTACGGGCAACACGGTCGGCCACTATTCGGTCGAGTTCCTCTTGTGTGAACGTCTTACTTTCCTGAATTTCTGGTGTTTCCACTGCGGCTTCAGTTACCGCGTCTGCCATGATTTCATCGCTCATGTTACGAATCCTCTTTCGAGTGGGTTAATTATATCAAACTAGCGTGATTTGCGCTTTTTCTTGCGTTTGTCTTTCTTGTGGTACGGCATAGCTATCTCCTATTCAGGTACAGGCACCCACCAGTGCCGACAGTTGTAACCACCTCTCACACGGAACGGATCGCCAGAGCGTTTACCTGCCCAGCTATCATCCCATATCTCATAAATCTCGTCTGTCGTGTATTCCTTGCCTACGTGCTTCTGACAGAAAGGCCGTGTCGTCTCAATAGTATCACCTTCGTATCGAAACTTAGTGATACCTGCCTCTGCCGCCGCCGCCTGCTGTATGGACGAGCTGAACTCAAAAAGCGAGTCATGTAGCATGGTCTTTGAGTATCGTTGCAGGTCAGCGTCTAGCAGGTTGTTAAGCTCAGACAAGCTCGCAGAGAATGGCGTGCCCGACAGCGTATTGTTGTACACCTGCTGATATAGCGCCTCTGCGAACTCGTCAGCCAGTGCCTCATGACCCGTAAAGCTAAACTGCTGAAGCTGTCCAATGACTGACTGCGGTACACGGAAGTCGGCGAACTGCTCCATGAACTCTTGCGTCAGTGCTACGGCGTCGGGATACTCGCGAATAATGTCGTCAATGACCGTCAGGTACTCATCACGTACAAGGCCGTCTATTTGCGCTCTAAGGGCGAGTGCGGCATCTAGGTCAAACAACACACCATCACGTAGAGGAAGGCCAGCAAGCGCGTCTGTAAGCCTTAAGCGCAATGACTCCATAGCACGCAAAAGACGACGCTCATGTGCAGAGGTCGCCCTTTCTAATGCGCGTGTGAGTTCCTCACTGTCCATCAGTTACTGTTTGCACTGGCTCGACCAATACGTCACCGCCAGCAATCTCATCAAGGCCAATCTTCTCGCGCACCTCGTTAGGTGTCACCAAGCCGCTGTCGATGTGGTACTTGTAAATCTGCGTCTCTTTAGTGAAGTCACCGACCGCTGTTGTAGCCGTCTCGATTTCCTCATGCGCCTGTGCAAGCACTTGGTCGTCGAGCACAAGGTCGGCGATCTGCTTGTCAATCTCACGCAACAACGTGACCGACTTAACGCCACTGGCGCGTGTCTTCTGTAGGAAGTTTAGCTCAGATTCGTAGTCACGGATGTCGAAGCTGTCAGGGTAGCTGATCTCTACCTCATGCAACGGATGCCCCTGCCACGTACACCACAATTGCCACAACTGTTCTTCGGCTAGCTCTAAGATGTCAGCCTTCTCAGAAAGCTTGGCGTTGAGCATCTGGAACTCTGTTTGCATTGCCACGCCTGACTGAGTGATAGCCTCTGTGCCACGTACTGCGCCCATGTGCGACATGCGGTTAATAGCGTCTATTTTGTCAGTAATCGAGGCACGGATAGCATCGAGGTTAGCGCCTGACGGTTGCATCTGGTACGGCTTGAGTGCGCCGTCCATATCGTCACTGATATTGATTACAGCGCCTGCGCCTGCGCTCGCATCGGTGTCGTAGGTCTTAACCAGTGTTGGGTGGTTAGAGATACGGATAAGTTGCTCAATCTCAGACAGCTCTTGATAAATAGCCTGTTGCATGTAGGCCACGTCGCTAATGTCACTGATGCCAATGCCACGTACCACTGATCGGTTAGACGGTAAGTGTACTGCGGGAATCTTGCCGATAGGGTTGTCGATAGTCTCGACCACCTGTGCCTCGTCACCGTGATAGCGAACAAGCTGTATCGTTTCCCGGGTCCAGATACGGAAATACGTCTCGGTCGTTGTACCGTCGATACGGTTTACTGACTCGCGCACCTTCATGTAGGTCAGCTCATGGCGACCGCTAGGCATTCGCTCGTACTTCCAGTCGTAGACATTCTCGGGCGTGATCAGCGTGACATAGGGGCGTATCTCTTGCGCCAGTTCCTCTGCCCGTGTGCCTGCTGTCGACTGTGGCTTGTCTAACATGATCCAGACGTGGCCGTACACACTAGACCATATCTGCGCCTCACGCATAAAGCTGTTGAAGCTCTGCCCGTCGAGGTTAGAGTCCTTTAAAAACGCATTAAGGTCGGCACTGCCTTCCATCTGCTGATAGTTACGCGTAGGCGGTACACGCCACAAAAACGAGCTGTAGACGTGAACGACGTTTCGACAATGGTTGTCTAGTGGTGTCAGTGCCAGGCGTCGGCTGTAGGCGTTCTTGTCTTCGTTGAGGTAGCTGGTCAGATACGAGCCATCGCGATAGTCTTGCCCACCCATGTAACTACGCAGATAGAACTCCCATCGGTCTACGTTGTTTTCATAATCGGGATGCTGGTACTCGATATCTTCGTAATACATTTACGTCCACCTCTGCGGGGATTGCGGCGCGTTCGCCTTTCTAATTGGGAATAGATACTCCACCGCATAGCCAAGTGCATCATTCATGTGGTCAAAGCCGTCTTTCTCAGGCTGGCTCGTTCCATCTTTGTAGGTGTGGCGTTCCAATGACTCGATCACCTTCTTGCACTTAGGGTCAACGTATAAACGTCGGACGCCATCGTTAGACAGTAGCCGACTATTTACCGCGTTAATCCTGTCCCGTACTGCCGCATGTGAGTTTCGGACGCGTACCTCGAAACCCGCGTTTTGCAATATAGACAAGTCTGTCCTTCCACCTGCGCTTGTCTTACGTTGACGAGAAGCAGGGTCAGGGTATATCACTATTGTACCATTTCCGTAGCGTTCGCGAAGCTCTGCAACCATCTCATCGGTGTTGCTACCAAACATGACTATCTCATCGAATACATGGAGCGTGTCGCCCTTGCGTGTCATTAGCACGGCGCTCATCGGGTCGAGGTTGAAGTCCATGCCTACGTGTATGACACCGATATCGTCGGTATGTCTTGCAACTGATTCTTCTCGCTTGAATCCGTAGTAAATAATTCCTGCATATGACACGAAGGCGGCTTCGTATTCTTGCGTGAAGGTTCGTTCGTCCAAGTCCGCTTTAGCTGACTCAATTTCTGACGGTGCAACATTTCCGCCTTCAATCGTGGTGTATTGATATGAACGCCACCCGTCATCTCTATCTACTCCCTTTCCATATAAATCGTAAAAGTGATTGCGCCCTTTCGGTGTGCCAATGAATAACGCACCACCTTGTCGGTCAGACAGGCTAGGACGTATGACCTCAAACCATGCTTCTGGTCGCATGTCGGCAAACTCATCGAGGACAACAAAGTCTAGTGAGCGGCCCCGTAGGTTGTCGTGCTTCTCCGCGCCCTTCAGTGAAATTGTACTGCCGTTTTTGATGTTGATGCTCAGCATCGTCTCATTGGTCTTAGCAATATACTCAGGCGGTATCTGTTGAGTCAGCATGTCCCAACATATGTCACGAGCCGCGCGGTGAGTGGGGGCGACATACCACACGTTCTGATCTGGCTTGCGCAATGCCCTATGTAGTAGCTCTGCGGTGCTTAGGAATGTCTTACCGAAACGCCTGCCAGCTACGACAACACGGAACCGTTCAGGCGATACGAAGATGTCAGATTGTGGACGCGTCAGTTCCATCTGCTAGCTTAATGATGATAGGCGGCAAGTCAGTGTGGTCTGTTAGATCTTCTTTGAGGTCAGGCAGGTACTTGTTGAGCAATCGGATACGTTGCTCGTTTGCCGTCTTGTACTTGTTTAGCTCTTTGACAAAGTTCTCATTTTGAGAGGGGTTCAGCTTCTCAATTTGTTCAATGTTATCAATGATTTGCTCGACGGTATTTTTCTCTGCAAGAAATACCCGAAGCTCATCCTGGTTAACTGCCCTAACTTTCTGCGCTCTAGTCTTCGCCATAGTCTAAAGGTGACGGTAAGCCTTCGGCCCAATAGAGGCCATGTGTTTGCCCGTCTCTTACTTCTCCGCGTTTGATGTCTTGGTCTGACATGGGGTATGTCTCCACTGCCCCGTCGTCAAATGCGACGAGGTAAGTGCCTTCATTCCTTGGCATACTGCCCTGTACTACGGGCCGCCAATCTATAGTTACCGTTTGCAACATATAGTGTTCCCCCGGGCATATTATACCAATATATGCGATTAGCGTGCGGACAATAAATAACGCCCATTTATTTGGGGTAAAAAAAAGCCCGCTAGGTGCGGGCAATGCGTCTCTACGCTGGAAATTTGTACCTGACTATTTCTAGTGGTGGCTCGTCGTTGTCCTTAAGTGCCACTATGCTGTAGTCAGATAATATCGCCATGTCCTCCTTGTGTCTGTTAGCCATAGCGTGTGCGGCTTTGACTGCGATGATCGTGTCCTCAATCTCGTCGCTGTCCATCTGTGCAAGCCGTTTCGTAAATCCCTCTAAAGTCAGGATGACCGTCTCTACCATTTGTTTGCCCCCATAAGTCTACAAATTCGCAGTAAATGTCCTGTTGCGCTACCGCATCGTCGTAATCACTGCGCCCTACTATCCCCAGAATGAACACCAATAAAATCATGCCCACTAGAATTACTGCATAAGCGTCCGTCGATAATTCCTTCATACAAACCCCTCACCTTTGGATTCTTGCGTAGCTTCTCTAAGGCTACGGTTTCGATCTGCTTTACACGCTGACGTGATATGCCCATGACTGCGGCTACCTCTGTCAGTGTCATTTGCTCTGAAAACTTACTGCTCATTTGCCCCCCAGCAAAAAGGCCGCTTATGCGGCTCTATCACTAAACATTTTCATTAGAACATTGACGGCATCGTCAAAAGTACGCTCGCCACTGACAAGCTCAAATTGACCGTTTGAATGCCGCTTCATCGCCCTGTAGGTGTTATCGCCTTCCGCCTTCATAACCGCAACAACGTGATGATAAACGTCAGTTTTCTTTGGGTTCCACTGCGTAAGTGACTCATCCCAAACTACAGCGCCAAACTGAGCTACTTGTTCCCGCGTAAAAAAATTATTCATGTCCCTGTCCCTTCGTTAGTGGCTGTTTCCCCAGCCGATGTAAGTAATCTACTAGCTACTTTTATCCCTTGCAAGCACTTTTTTATCTTGTTGGGCAAATAATAAGGGGGAAGGGGTGCAATGCGACAATCGTGACATTTCACTCACCCGTAGTAGCGGGCAATCTCTGCGACGAATTGGTCTTCGTTAGGATGGCGTGAGAGGCGCTTGAGGTAGGTTTCCTCATTAACGCCTTTCTCTCTGCCTAGTCGAGCAAGTAGCTCTGCGGTTTTGTCAGTAACGACGATGTGGTGCCGCTCTGCAAAATACTGCCGTTGGCTCTGTACACACATGACAACACTCCTCTGTTGCCCTGTAATTATAGCATAGAGGCAATCAGTTATACGAAACTATGACGTACTCGGGGTTCTGCTCTTTCTTGCGTACTTCTTCGCGGTAGTGCTTGGCTATCTCATCGCGCACGGCTTTGTTCTCTTTCAGGATGCCCCTGCACTTCTCGGTCAGTATCTCGAGGTGACCTGCGCCTAGCTCTACCTCCAGAAAGCCGCTGAAGCTCAAAGGGTTCTCGGTCATTACGCGGTGATGGTGGTGGCAAAGCGTGACTGCGTTGTCCATGGAATATCTTACAATCTTACGCCGCCTGCCGTAGATATGTGCGCACTCGAGTGACTGGTCGGTGCCACATACCAGGCACGCGCCATCCCTAGCTCTTACTGCCTTGCTAAACCAGATGTCAGCGTTTGTGCGCTTGATTGCCATAGTAGGTCTCTTTAGTAAATTGACGCTCACGCAGTATGGCCTTTTCCCAGTTGCCACACTCGCAAAACCATCCTCGTAGTTTGCCATTGTCGCCAGTAAATTGAGGATTCATACCCTTACCGCAATCAGTGCATTTCACGGGGTGTTGTCCAGTCGTCAATAGTAGTGAGAAGCGCCGTGAGCCATGACGTTGTAAAAGAGTCGATATCGACATCAATAGTAATCCCCTCGGGACAAGCGACCTCAATGTAAACGTCGGTCATGTCTTCGTTTCGCATGTTAGTTGTCGCCGCTGTTATCGCATCCACCCTGCAAACCACTTGCCCGCCGTCAGGTAGTGGCATAGAGAGGATCGGCATTTTTTCTATCACTGTAGTGCCTCGATACCGACCTTGAATCGGCTGAACTCGCCGTGCTCTTTGTCTAATACTACACAACTAATCGACCGCTGTGAGCCATAGCCAGCACCTGAGTGCCAAGAATCTGGAGGCGGGAGTACGGACCAGCTCTCCCACGTAAGCCCGCCTAGCTCTTCTGATTGCTTATGGTGGATATGACCTGTCCATGCAAAGCGATACTTTGTGCGCCCCCACTCCTGCGCATAGTCGCGTGTGATTGCCTCATACAGTTGGCGAGTGCGTATCTTGTCGCCGTGATGCGTAATCACAAAGTTATTGCCCCATTCAAAGTGGATGAACTTGCTGAAGTTGTCGAACACCTTCACGCGCTTGTCTTTCTCATAGTACATGCGGAGCATTTCGTTTAGCCACAGAGAGGCGTCAGGGTCGTGGTTACCGCGAGCGTTGATTAGCCATACCTCATCATACTGCTGAAGCATACGGGTCACGATAATCTGGAATAGGTTGCCTGCGGCGCGTATCGTCTTGCCTGCTCTGCCGTCTACGTCCAAGGCTGTTCCTGCGCCCGTCTCGCCTTTTAAGTTATTAGCGTGAATCATGTCGCCGACATTTAGCAAAACGCCTACAGAGCAATCGCCTGTGCTCTCCATGAGCTTATCGACGCCCTTAATGAGTGTGTCTTGCGCTATCTGCAAATCCCAAGGGTCGCTACCTGTTTCGGGTGACCATGCCAGCATCCCAAGGTGATGGTCTCCAACGATGGTGACGGCCATGCGGTCTTTCTGCTTCTTGGCTTTGCTTTTCTTTACAGGCTTTGCAAGTCCCTGCAACTCGTCTTTAAGCCCAGCTTTAAAGTGGTCAAGTGCAACTTGTAGTGCATGCTCTGCGTCCGACTGACTCTTGACCCACTGTGAGACAAGTTTCCCTTCGTCGTTGTATAGACTTGAGACACCCTTAACCGTGTACCCAGAAGGGACGGGGTGCGTGTAGTCATGCTCGGGGCTGTATCCTTGTTTCGCGGCTACTGCCCTAACCGCTTCAAGGTGCCCTCTTACAGTGCCGCGACCTAAGCCCATCTCTCTAGCTATATCTCGCTGGCTCTGGCCTTCTTCTACTCGGCCGACAACTTCTCTCTGCCTTTCGGTTTTGCAAAACTGCAATAGGCTCATGCCTACCCCCCCCAGTTTTTTGCATACTCCGAATTTTGAGGCTTTGTGAGTTTGACCCCTAAGTCAATGGCCCAAGCCTCCACTTGTGTCATAAAGTATAGCATTTCTCCCCTGTCTAGCGTCGAAGTGCCGCGTACCTGTGCGGGTATAGTTGTTTTGCCCACCTCAACGTCTTCGGTTCCAAGAAACTTATACTTCAGCATGAGCTTTAGATCGTCTTCTGTACCCGTAAACCCGCCTCGCTTTTTAAAGTGCCGAGTCATGTCCCTTACCCACACATGGAAAAGGTCGTTTTGACTAAGCGAGCGACGTGGCTTGTACTCCTTTACCTGCCACGCTACAGGTTTTTCCCAGCACCATTCCGTTTCAAGAAATTTCTTGAAGGCTTCCATGCGGTCTTTGATTTCGATTGGATCTTTTATCAGCCAGAACTCACCGAACATATTCGTAATCCTGCGGAGTCGGTTCAGGCTTATTAGTCGCAGGGTCTTTTGCCGACTTTTGCTCTCGCAGTCTAAAAAACCCCTCATGCTGTGGATACTTGCGCATAAATGCACGAGCGTAAAAAGCAGGGTGATTGTTGCCAACCTTGAAGCTAGTTATGCCATCACCACCCGCGTCTTTTTCCCAGCGAATGCGTTCAAAAATTGCTTTGGCGCTATAGTTTTGAAAGCCCCTGTTTATCATTGCGAAGCTGAATTGTTTAAACAAATCCCAAACCTCGGGATGCTTGTGATGGAACGCAACACACTGCTCACGCATTTCTTCAAGTCTTGTTTTCATCTGATTACCCTCTCCCCTTCAAACGTAACGTACTGCCCGTATTTCTCAAGGCATGACTGCCTAAACGCTTCGCTCTTACAAAAATCGTGAGTCAAATCGTCTAAATTACTCCAAGTCTTAAGGGGTTTCTTGCCTGTAGCCTGTTGCTCCTGCTGTGCAAAGGGGCTTCCGCCTTTTTGGTTTGCGCGTGATAACCAAGAGTTAACAAAGCGAGGCATTCCCCGCTCAGTCTTACGCTTAGGTTCGTTAGAGTCTAACCACACAGCCATGACGTTAAGCTCTGCGAATACGTCAACTTCTGGGTAAGCATGTTGCCAGCCTAGCAGTTGCTCGTCTGTTGGTTGCCAATCAGTGCCGCTGTTCGTCTTCATTTATCTCGGCCCCCTCTTCGTAGTCATCACCGCTAAAAAGGCCAAACTCACTGCTTAGACGATCATTTAAATCACTACACAATTCTTTCTGTGATTCTTCAGTAAGACTCAAAAACAGAAGTCGAGTAGCCTCTTTAGCGAAACTTTGCGCCTCTTCTTGGCCTGCGTCGAGATACTGATCGTTAGTGACAAACGAAATTTTTCGCTTGAAACCTCCATAGTCAGTATCGTAAACCTTACAGCGGAACCCTAACTTCAAATCGTAAAATAATGTTGCGTCTTTCATTTTCCCTTCTCCTGTTTTTTAAACAATAGGGATCATTAGAGGCGGTTGTTGCCCTATACAAGTATCCTAGCTAGTCCATCATCCATACAGTATCAGTGCAGAAAATTAACGGCTCTGCCAGACCGCGCCCTTACTACTTGGCAACATAACCACTGTTCGTCCCCGCCTCTAAAGGTCGTAGGAATGAATCGGCTTTCTTGAGCGACTGCACCTGAGACAGCACTATTTGACTAGGCTCGACTAGGCGTGTTTAGAAAGGAATAGGGGTGATAGGTATACAGACAGCTAGATTGCTGTATAATTTTCCCTATCCTTTGCACGCAAACCAAGGATGCCACAAGCGTAAACCCTTCCGCAAGTGGTTGGCCCCGTTTCCTAGACGGGGCTTTTTTTTGCCTATGACTTGGGCTTGTAAACACGACCACACGCTTCGCACTTACGGATGTTGCCCGATGTTGTGGTTGAACCACCACAAGAACACTGCATAACTACCTCCCTAATTGCTCAAACTCATCCAGGGACAAGTTAAGTCTGTTGGCTAACTGAACGACGAGCGAGAATTTCATGTCATCTTTATGCCGCCATCTACAGACAGCGACATTCCCGACACCAAACTCCTTTGCCAGCTCCTCATTACTCACGCCTGCAAGTGCTTGCGCCTTCTTGAGTGCGCGGCCTGTACTAGAAAGGCAGGTCATCATCTAGCTCCTTAGTCTGTAGTGACTGACGCGCCTGTTGCATACCCTGACTATGAACTTGCTCCTTAGCCGTCGTGCTGAGAGACATAAAGGTATTACCGTTCTTGTCCTTCTTTAGCCACGCTGACAGCCAAAACTCGGTGCCATTGCCATCGGTATAGCTACCCTTGTAGTCCGGGTGCGTTTCCTTTTCCTTGCGGTCGTTCTTAAACAAAACGCCCCGGTTGCTGTTGTCATACTCCATTAGCTAACTCCTTCCTTGCTTGATTAAATGCGTCGTTACCTTTGCACGCCGCACGTTCTTCTGTGGTAAAAATGCCACCCTTTGTCGGCGCTCTAAACAAAGTCGCCATAGTCTCGTGGTCAATGTCGCCCCACATTCCAGCCAGTGAATACCAATCCTGATTGGCAATTGCTTCCTTTGCGCCGTTAACCCAGTCCCAGTTCTCTCGGACGGCGGCGTTGTATTCAAGCAAACCATCATTCTCGCTAGGCTTAGAATCTTTAAACTCTTCAGCCTCATCCTCTGAGTACACGTAACCATGCAAGCCAGCCAGCTTTAGGATCACGCGATCTTTGGCGCGCTTCTCAGCCATCGCAAACGGGTATGCGTTCTTGCAGTTGGCAGGTGAGACTTCACCGATTGACCACGCCTCTATCGACCCAAAGTCTGCAATCAAGCGACCAGTAACTTGAATGGCTACCTGCTTATTAGCTGGGTCAGTGACTAAGTGAACAGGCGCATCAAATGTAATGCCTTTGTTTGCCGCAATCTTTTCTAAAGCCTTGTGAAGAATTACACGGGTGCCGTGGCAGTCCCATGTTGAGGTCTTGGCCGTTTCGCCAATCTCTTTCAGTACGTCAATGACGGGCTGTGGAATATCACTCATCAGATGCCTCCTTGGTTTTCGTAGTCGTAAGAATCGGCGTAGCCAGCGTTGTACGCTTCTGGCATACCTTCGCGGTGTCTGATGCCTTCCTCTTGGTCAGTCCACCCCTTGATATAGTCTTGCTCTGCAAGCTCTAGGAAATCCGCCAAGCGTGCATCCATTGCCGCTTCAATAATCTGAAACGGCTTGGGCTTGTAGACAGACAGGTTTTTTAGCTGGCCTACTAGCGAATCAAGCTCCTCTATTAGCTCTCCCTTGATAAGCTGTGGCTCTATAAATTGCTTGGTCATTTTTATCCTCCTCAAAATGATTCGCGTTCGAGATCGAGCAAGTCGCCGATCATGGTGTCGTAAATTTGCTTTAACTGAATGACGCACTGACCCTGTACGTCGGTCAGGTCAAAATCACGATCAGCCTTGTTAAGCTCTGCTAAAGCCTCGTCGAGCTTGTCGAGTACCTCGTTGTACTGCACGATTTGATCGTCTAATTGCATGGTTTTCTCCCTTCACTGTTCTACATGGAACAATGTCAGAATACACCATTGAGGATAATTGTGTAGCTTTTTTTGTTATTTATTTATCTGTAGAGGTTTAGCCGTAAGTCCACATAACTGGGGTAGTGGTGCGCATGTCGACGTGTACGAAGCCGCGAGCTACCCCGATACCACCGAAGCCCATGTCTAAGGCTTCCTTTACGATCTTCATGCGTTCAACGCCGTTAGACACTGCGATGTCTGCGGCAATGCCTTGCGTATGAGTGCCGCCTTTCTGCTTGTTACGCTCTGCGGTGTGATGCACTGAGCGATAGCCGCTGGTAATTGTAAACGGAAAGCCACAACGCTCCCGCAACTCGTCGAGCATGAACAAAAACGACTCATCCATGGAGTTCTCTCCAGATTCTCGACAGCGGAACTCGGATGTAGAAAAGTGGCGATAGGTCATTTTTTCCTCAACTGCATTAGCTTGTCAGCACCACGTATGCCAAAGCTGGCAGATACTGCTAAAAATAAAAGGTATTGATACCACTCGGGCAGGGTATCGAGTGCGGCGAATGCCATATCGACTCGCTCAATCACAGCAACGTCGTTCATTGCTATCGCGTAGCCAATCATAAAAACAGGAGCCGCCAACACTAGAGTCCAAAACTCATCCTTCCAACTGTTGGATGTGGCGTCTGCCATCTTGTTTTCCCAAGCCGCGTCGTTCTGGATAACTTGCAACTTGCGCTCGTGTGTCGCCTGCTTTTCTTGCGCCTTACGCTTGAAGTGACCGCCGACTAACTCGGTCACTGGCCCGATCAACGCCTGCCACATATCAATAATCCTTGATTAGAACGATATCAAAGTTAGCGGTGACCCGTGCGTCGTTGCCGCTTACCTGGTCAACGCGAATGTCTACGTCTGTCTTCGCAGGCAACTTTAGCGGCGCATTGAAGTCATAGCGGTAATGACCATCTGACTCTGCGACGTGCGCAATGCGAAACGGCTTGCCAGTCAGTCGATGATACATAAGCACCTGACAGGTTTTGGTGCCGTCGATAGTTGCATCAAGGGTTGTGAGGTAGCCTGTAAAGCCCGCAGGGATCGTGTAGACCGCCATCAGTGTCTGTGAATACCCCGCGTCGATCTGCGCTACAACGGTTCCTGTGCCACTTGTGACGCGAGCTGTTATGTCGCCTACGTTCTCTGCGTCGTAGGTCATGCGAAATACGCGAATAAATGTGTTTGTAGTCGCCACTGCCGTCGCACCTGTGAGCGTAACGATCTCTGTTTGCTCATCATAGTTTGCGTCTAGCCCCTCAATACTTAGCGTGGCGGTGTCGCTTGCGCTGGTACTAATACAGTAGATAGTTTGGGCGCTAGAAAGTGACGCCCAGGGATAGAGTCCGCCGCCTGTCCATACGCTTTCGGGGTCGTCAGCTTGGTCGATGTCAAAGTTAGCGCCGAACTTATGAATAGCGAACGCATTAGGGATTGCGCCGCGTACAACGTCAAACAAAAAATTAGAGGTCGGGCGCTCGTTATGGAATTGATACATTAGCGTAGGTACTCTGCAAAGCCGAGAATGGCGGTCATTAGGAAAGACAGGAAGCCAATACCGCGAATAATGTATCTCTCTATCTTGTCAAATCCGTGCTGCGCTTTTTCTTCTAGCTTATCGAATCGGTCATGATGCTTGTTCAGCGTATCTTGTATATTTTGATAGCGAACTGAACACTCTTTTTCGTGCGCCTCTAGTTTGATTAATGCTTCATTAATTTCCATGTCATCGCCCAAGTGGGTTAGCTAGTTCATCCATCGCAGTCCAAATGTCGTCTATCTCACGCGAGTGTCGCGACATCTTGTCGGATACGTTACCTAATGCCTCTATTTTAGCATTGACTGTTAGGACAGTCTCGCTATTAGACTTTTCTACTGCCGCCACCCTATCCCGTAGTGGTAAGAGGTCGCGCTGTAGCTCCATAATCTGCGATAAGTTAGTCGATAACTCTGCCAGCTTGCCCTGTAGTTCGCCGACGTTGTTGTCGTCTAGTTGCTGTTGCATGTTGGCAATAGTGACTTGATACCCCTGCAAGGTCTCAGATTGCCCTGCACGCAAGTCGTCGAACCTACCCTGTACAACGGCAGTGTCTGCTGTGGCATCGCTTACAGCGCCTTCTAGCGCCTCCAACCGACTGAAGAATTCGGAGGCTGCCCAGATACCGCCGCCAATTGTTGAGGCAAATGACAAAACAATAGCGATCCAAACGCCCTTGATCTGCGTCCCTCCGACATTTAACTCTAAGTCCTCAATCGCCATCAGCGTAGCAAGCCTCCGGGTCTGCGGCGAACCAACATCCGCCTTCGGGTGAAGTGTAGAAAAATGGCTGTTCGGCCGACTCGATCAAAACTTCCTCAACACTGACATAGTAGTTGCCGAGGTTTAGTCCCTGGATAGTCTGACCGCCATCGAACGATATCCATACCGACTGAGTTGCTTGGTCAAAGAAAACGCTAGCCGCTTCTTGATAGGTAACGCGCAGGTCATAGGCCATCTCGTCAGCCTGCTCTAACAATGTCTCGTCATTAGCAACCGCCATGTATGCCGCCGCTACCGCTGTGGCCTCGTGTACGGCTGTGTAGGCATCGTTGTAAGCATCAACCTCAGCATCTTCAAGGGTTACGTCATTAGCGCCGATATATTCTTGCAGGGCCATTGCCTGTCTGTCGTCGTTTGCGTTCGCCGCGTCCTGCGCCATCTCGTTAACAGTGGCAACCTCAATCAAAACCTGCGCGGCATCGACGTAGATGTCAATTGCCTCGCTGACAACGTCCATAGCACTGCTAGCCTCGTCAGCAAAATACTGTGAGGCGTTTGGGTCGTATGTGTAGGTCTGTTGCTGAACGGCTAAGACTGCGGCGTTGTAGGCGTCTTGCTTGGCTTTGTCGAGTAACCCTTGGTCGACTATACCCCCGGGAGCTATTTGTCCCTGTGAAGCGTAAGACTCCGCTCCTGCTATGGTTTGGATGCCATACTTAAACACGTCGCGGATATTCTGTGAGGCATCAATGAGGTTATCAATCTCGCTCGCTTGTGCGGTAACGCTCAGACAAGCTAGCACTAGGTACATCTGCCTCATCTGTCTCTACCCCCATGCCTAAGATTGCGTCGTAAAAGTCTTTGCTGTCTTCGTAGTCAGGAATCAACAACTCGGGCCGCTGTTTAATTTCCAGCATTGCCCGCTTGCCAACAATTATCTTCCCGTATTTTACCACTGGACAGGGTGTAGCCGCGAGCAACATGGCGCGCCACACGTCGGCGTTTTGACACATTAGGGAGACCGCTGCAATTTTCATGCCCATATTCGACAGGGTGATCGCGTTACGCCTGCGGTTGCACTCTTCGTCTTGGATGTACTTGCCCGTTGACACACCGATGCCGACAAGCTGTAAGCCACCTGATATAGATTGCAGGCATGACTCTGTACCGCTGGACATAAGCGACGGGCTGACCGCTGTATTAGCTGGCATCTGTGCGCCAGCATTCGGCCCTGTGTTATTAGTGGTTCGGTTGTTGTTGTTCGACCCAATCTGATTAGTGTTCAGATCGCCCTCGTTGCGGATATTGTCAGGTTCGTCTCGGGTAGGTACTGGGTCAAGGTCAGGCTGTGGCGTGATGTCCTGCCCGAAGGCAGGGGCGATGCTACTCAGCAGAATCAGGCACGTCAGCGTAATCCGCATCGGTTACTTCCTGATCGTTTAAAGCCTTCATAAGCATGTCGACAAACGCCTGGCGCGCTACGGTCAACTGGTCTACGCTAAAACGTGCGTCAGCCAGCTTTGCGTCTAGGTTTGAGATATGTGCGACCATCACGCGCTGTTCATCACTTAGATCAGCAACGTCATGCTCTACATCATTCAATACGATTTTTGGGCTTTCTTCAGTCATTCCACGGTACTCCGTCAAAGGTTGTTGGTGTCTTCTGACTAGATATATTATCAGTTAACGCAGTTTCAACCGCATCACCATCAACTTCTGCTTTTACCCACTCAATGACAGTCGCCTCAGTGAGATCGTCATAGGCAACGAAATCATCTGCGTCAGCATCAGGTGTGAATGAACAAGTGCCATAAGATGACGCTGTGAATGTGTCGTCACCTACTGTTTCGGAATCGTCACAACGCCAGTGAGCCACGATGACCCCGCCGTCGGCTTGACGCTCTAAGTTTGCTATTGACCATGTAGCCATTAGTTTTCTCCTTCAAGTTGTGCGACTCGCGCACGTAGTGTTTGAATCTCTTTCAACATCATCGGTACAAGTTTGGAGTAGTCTACACTCTGCATCTCTTCTGCGTCATCTGGGACGCTTACCGCTTCAGGTGCGACAGTGCTTAGTTCCTGCGCGACCATGCCGTACTTCTGGTGTGACCCGTCAGCCTTGAAGTCAAACGACCGTACCTTGATAGCGTCAATGTCATCAGAGGCAGAGGGCGCATCTACAATGTTTTCTTTAGCCCGCTGATCCGATGTGGTGTTGTACGAGGTAGTTGAGCCAGAAATAGAGATCGAGCCGCGAGTCGTCCCGCTGGTTCGGAACTCCATGAGAGTGCCATCGCCGTCAATACGGTTAACGATTATCGCAGTAGCATTAGACCGCACAATCGACATAAAGCCCGATGAGCCTAAGAAGCGTATGCCCTGCGTCGTGTTGTTAGCAGAGGTCTTGCCCCATAACTGGTTTCCCGATGCGTCGATGCGCGTGCGTTCTGCGCTATTGGTATACATTTGAAGCGTACCTGCACCGCCAGAGCCATATATTGCGGTAGAAGCACTGCCCCAACGAATACCGTAGTTGTCAGACAAACGCATTTGCCCACTATCTAGTGTTAGCTTATCACTAGGCGAACTAGTGCCAATACCTAAGTTGCCAGTTCGAGTTATAGACACTGCATCGCTAGATGTTCCGTAAGAGTAAAAGCGGAAGTCACTAGTACCGTCGTTTCTCTGACCTACAATCCAGTCATCGGTGCTACCCGTGACAAACTTCAACATATTGTTTTGGCCGTTAGTGCCACGAGTCATTGCTATAGTGTCGGCTGTACTAGCGGTGTTTAATTTAATTCCGCCTGACAGGTAAAGGTTTTTGAAGCGACGATTGCTTGCTCCCAAGTCAGTAGCATTATCTGCTAATGCTCCATTGTAACGTGGCAAAACACCAGAGCCAGACATATAAATACCTGCTCTGGCACCGCCACCATCCATGTAAATGGTTACACCTGAATCACTACCAATACTTCCCACGGTGGTGCCTGACTTATTGAAACTTAAGATCTCACCGTCTGTGCCACCACGACCAAGCATTAAGGTGTCAGTACTGCCCGAGTACATGTGGCTAGTGCCGTCAGGAACTAAACCAATACCTGTGCCTGTTTCTGAGTTGCTAGTCTGACCAACCAGAAGATTGCCAATAGAGTCGATGGTTATCTCGTCCGCACCAGAACCATTGTAATTTAGTCGTAATGTATTGTCGGTGTAGGTATAGGCCAGCCATTTATTTGTACTGTTAGTTGCTTCAAATCCTACAGTGCCTTTAATGGATAATTTATTGCTTGGACTGCTGGTTCCAAGACCAAAATTACCGTTTGAATGAAAACGGCCATATTCAGTACCACTTACCCCAAATCTAACACCTGTTTGGCCTTCTACAAAAAGACCTTGGGTTGCACCAGATGCCATTCTACTTGTTCCAATTTGTACAGTTGCAGCATCTGGGAACAAAACTCTAAGTACTTGGTTTGAATCCGAAGGATTTCTAAGATCGAGTGGATACACTGGAGAAGCAGTGCCGATACCTATCGACGTTGCGACGTAAGCAGTGCCTGACAGGTAAAGGTCTTTGAAGCGCGAATCTGACTTGCCCAAGTCAACGGTGTTGTCACGCAAAGCGGCAGAGCCATTACAGGGTCGAATATAACTTCCAATGTCATCGAAAAATAATCCAGTGTTTCCGCTAGTTATAAACAGCTCACCATCACTTGTGCCGCCATCAGATAGCTTGGTGCCAACGCTTCCTACGTTTGCGCCGTCTTTGCGTATATCCAAGACAGTGCCGTCGCTGCTTTTACGAGACAAAGCTAAGGGAGTATCATTGGTTGATGTAATGTGTGAATAATTAGGGCCGAAGAATACACCTTGCGTTGCAATACTAGTGTCAGTCTTACCAACCATCAAGTTGCCAGAATAATCTAGCCTTATTCTCTCCTGCTGGCCTGCACCGTTGTTTACAGCAAAAGATAGCTCGCCTCTGTTTACTTGCCCTGCACCAACCAAACTTCTAATAGATGCTATGTCATAAGTGCTGTTTGTGTTGTAGAACTGAATACGTGTAGCTTCAGCGCCTGATGCGACATTAGCACCTCGACCAAGCAACAGCTGACCGCTCGAATCTAGGCGCATGCTCTCAGTAGAACCTCCCCTGACAAATGAAATGCCATCGGAGTTTTGGTCATTAAACTGCAAACCACCAGAGCCAGTGAGATACTTCATTGAGCCGTATGTGGCGTTGTCTCCACGATAGACTTTTAACTCATTACCGCCTTTAACTTCTACATCACCTGATGCTGTTATGCGCATGCGTTCTGCTAAAGAATCAGAAGCTCTTGTGTAGAAAGACAAGTACCCGTTGTCATTGTTAGCACCTGTTGCCGCACCAGCGATATAAGCTAATCTAGCGCCGCCGCTATCACCAAAGCCTAAAGATGAACCAACACCTGCGGCTAAAGTCTGCGCGTTTCTAAGTTGCAAAGTGTCTTGGATGCCTGCTCCAGTTTTTACTACATCGAGCATAGCGGCTGGAATGCTACTATTGATACCTACGTTGCCAGAGGGGTTAATAACTAAATGGTTTGCGGTAATAGAGTCATTAGCTAAGAAAAGGTTACCTGTGTTTTTATCAGAGCCTACATATGCTGAGTAGCTACCGCTTGAACTAACCTGCTGTCTAATTTTTATAGCATTACGATTGTTTGCCGTGTAGTCAGTGTTATCAAACTCTGCTGAAACTATGTTTCCAGCCGTTGCCTGTTGTACATCTAACCTAGCTGACGGACTGCTAGTCCCAATTCCTAGCCGCGTAGTATCAGCAGGAATCCGCATGACCTCGCCAAGGTTGTTGTTAAACCTTAGTGCGCCTGCGTTGTCTGCATCTCGGTAGTGGATCTTAGCGCCGCTGTCGTCAGCCGTTAGCGTAATCCGTGTGTTCTTGGTGCCGTCGTTCTTATAGACGCGCATCTGTACGTCAGCAGAGGTATCGACGATATCCAGCTTGGCCGCTGGTGCGTTTGTACCCAGACCCGCGTAGCCTGATGAGTTTAGTAATAAGGTGTTGCTTGGCGTAGCCGCTTGAATCTGAAAAGGATAGCTTGTCCCAGATACAGTTGTGTCTCTTATTGCAAAAGTGCCGCCATACGATGCCATTAACCACGTTTGATTAGAGGCATCATCCTCTCTTAGTGTGTAACTAGGTGCATTACCAAACGACCTAACAGCACCATTAACATCAAGCCTATAAGTACTAGAAGGATTTAAATGACCTATAGCTAAAGTTTCAGCACTACTATCCCAGAACAACTTTGCAGTCGTGCCAGTGTCTTCGTAGAAGCTAATGTCGCCGCCTGAGCCAATGCTTAATCTTGATTTTTCTGAACCAGAAGCCGCTGTTTTAAACGTAAGTGAAGTATTTCCTGTGCCTCCAGCATCTCCTGCTGTAATGGCTACACTATCTGCTCCTGAGTTACCAAAAGCGGCATAAGTTGTGCCTGTAGAGTTATTGATGCGAATACCCATTAACCCGTTAACATCAGTGTTAGCGTTTTGAGTAGCTGTGATGGCTGTTGTAGTGTCACTGTTAACAACTATAGCGCCGTCGATAGTCAGGTCATCAGCAGTCACTGAGCCAGTTACGTTGATGCCTGTGGAGGTTGTGGCTAGTTTTAGGCTGTTGTCGTAGTAAAGTTTTACAGCACCATCTTGTTCAAAACGTGCCATGTATTCAGACCCACTTTGACCAACCATTTCAATTCTAGTGCCGTTGGTGCGAAGCTGAAACAATCCTGTTCCTGCATCTGATATGTAGCTATTAGCCCCATCATGGTAAATCTGTAGGTCAGAGCCAGCACCGAAGACTGCCTTGTCGTTGTCGCCAAATGACACGTTGCCTGTAGTGGTTAAACTAGGGACATTTATCGCATGGCTGAAATCGAACGTCGTGCTTGATTCGTCCCACAAGATGGTCGCGTCTACGCTATCACTTTCGCCCTTCTCTATCGTCAGACCAGCGCCGTCAGATGACGCATGAGTGCCGCCTGCATTCACAGTAATGTTCTTGTCTTCAACGTCCAGCGTGGCCGTGTTGAGCGTAGTGGTCGTAGTGCCGTTGACGGTTAGGTCGCCAGTAATAACAGCGTTCCCGCCGATGTTGGCGGTGCCACCAATATGCAAATCTTTCCACTTTCGATCAGATATACCGAGG